GGAGATGCTACAACAGGATGGACTTACACGGAGAAATAATATGTCAAATTACGAAGCAACAAAATACGATTTTTCAGGAGCAAACCTTACAGGTATCGAAGGAATTCCTACAGCTACTATTGTGCCGTGGTCTTCTGCTTCAGTGCCAACAGGTTTCTTAGAGTGTAATGGTCAAACAGTTTCAAGATCAACGTACTCTGCTTTATTTGCAATCGTAGGTACAACTTATGGAGCTGGAGATGGTTCATCTACTTTTGCTGTTCCAGATTTACAAGACAATGTAGCAGTTGGAAAATCTAACAACAAAGCTTTAGCTTCAACTGGTGGAGCAAATACTGTATCTTCTTCTGGAAATGTAGGTACTAATATTAACGTTACAGGTACCGTTGGTGGATCAACAGGTAATGCAACTTTATCAACAGCTCAGTTAGCTTCTCACTCACATGGAATATCAGCTGTTCAACCGACAACAGGTGGTAGTTTACCAGCTAATAGATCTTCAGGTCCTGGTAACAATTTCAATACTAATAACACAGGTTCTGGTAGTGGTCACTCTCACAACATGAGTGCAACTTTTTCAGGTAGTGGTAATGCTGCGAGTACATATTCTGGAAGCGCAACATCTGTTGTACAACCTTATTTAACAATTATTTATATTATCAAGACGTAGGAGAAATTATGGCAACAAACGCAAATTGGACAATAGTATTTGAAGACAAAATTATAATTAAAAATTTTGCAGAGGGAGCCAATGAAGGTATTGGATATATTGTATCTGATGATTCTTTTTGGAATGATTCTAAATTTTCAAATATTTGGGCTATTCAATACGGAACATCTACACCTACTGATGAAGTAGAACATAAAGATGGAACACCACATTGTAGTTATGCAGAAGCAGATTTAGGTGACATTAGTCAATTTTCTTCTAGATGGGACGCTGCTCATTTAACAAAACTGCAAGCAGATTGGGATGCTGATGAAAGAGATGAATCTGAAAAAGGTTCAAGACCTACATCGTATTCTTCTTAATAATTTAAAAAACAATTAATAGAATATCTAGATCCTTTTGTAACTGGCTCTGTGCCATGAATCCATGTTGGTTCTGCAGGAAATAACATTGCATCTCCCGTCTTAAACGTATGTTTTATTCTACCATTAAAAAATCTAAACTCTCCTCCTTCATAATTTTCATTTAAATTTAAAGTACAAGAAGCTCTGGTAAGAGGTGAAACATCAGTATGATCTTTTATAAAATCTCCTTTATTATATTTTAAAATTCGTACGGTATTTGTTTTACGTATTAAAGTATTATCAAATGTAGGACATATTTTTTTTTGAATATATAGTACATAGTTAGTTATCATTATGTTTATATAAAGTTTTGCTGTATTTAATGGTTGTATAAATTTATCATTTTGATTTGATAACTCAGATAAATTAATGCATTTAAAATTATCTAACTCTATTTTTTTACTTTTACTTTTGTAACTTTTTTCAGATAAGGCATGTTCTTTATTTTTTTCATAAAAATCTATTAAATAATCACAAACATTTTTAGGAACTAATTTATCTATATGAAATTTTAAATCAGTAATTTTATGATCAAATGACATTGGTCACATCTGTTAAATTAAAAGCATAACATATTCTTTTTTCAAAACGTTTTTCTGGTAAGACATAGTGAAGTAAGTTAAATGGAAAAACTAAATAATCAAAAAGTTTTGGTTTTATTTCAAAAGTATCATTGTCTCTTGCAAAATGAATATTATTATTAGTGTTAGATAGATATAGAACACCTGCATGTGTAACATGATCACCCACATGAGAGTGAGGTGTATTATACGATTCATTATCTAAAACATTTAACCAAGAATACTTTATCTTTAAATTATGTACATTTCCCAAATAGTTATTTATAAAATTATCTAATTCTTTTTTACCATTAAAAGCATCATGATATTGAAAACCTTTTATACAAGAAATATTATCTTCTGGTTTATAATTTTCTTCTACAAATTTTAAAACTTTTTTATGTATATTTATTGGAATAGGCATTCTCCCATGAGTCATAGGGACTGCAAATAAATTATAACTATTAATCATCTAATCACCATCCAAGAAGTTAAAATATATTTTTCACCAGCTAATGGTGGATTACCTCTATGTAAGTATGGAAACCCAGCAGGCCAAATAACTATTCTACCTGTTTTAGGTTGTACTCTTTTTGAAAAATGTAAGAATTCTGTTTCACCACCTTCTTTTATATCATTTAAATATACACTAAATACAAAAGCACGAGGTTCATTACTAAATCCTTTGCCATGTTCTATGTGCCAAACATGATAACCTTCAGTGGGTAAAGTTTTTTGAATTTTCATATCTGTAAATAAAAAAGAGTCATAGGCAGTATCTGCACCTGTAGTTTTTATATAATGATTCCAAGCCATATCAAAATTAACTATCAGTGATTTTAAATCTTCCCACCAAACACTCATATTTTTTGTACCTGCAAAATATTGTTGGTCTTGTTTTTGCGTTACAGGGGCTTGTTCAAAATCTAACCTATTTAAAGTATTATTAAATTTATCTTGGTCTTCGAATAATTTAATTGCTTTATTACATTCTTCTAAAGATATGTAGTTATCATACACACCTATAAAATTATTTATGCTATATGTTTTTTCTTTCATTAGTTTAAGTTTATTGTAGCCATGCTACAACACTATATCTACTCCCTTCTGTTACAGGTTCTATACTATGTGGATACATAAAATTACTAGGAAAAAATACAATAGAACCTTTTTGTAAATTGTATCTTTTAATTTCATTACAATGTTGATCTGCAAACACTAGGTCTCCTCCTTTATAACTATTATTTAAATTTATAATTACACTTGTAGTTCTACTATAGTCTGTATAATTGTCTATGTGATATCCATACATACCACCTACTTCATATTTTAATAAATCTATTTGATTTATCTTATTGCTTTCAATAAAAGGAAATTTTGTTTTGTAATAAATATAAGACTTTTCTATTTGTTCTTTAATTTTATTAAAAGGATCTTTTTTAGAATGTACATTACAGCCTAATACATTACGTTCATTTTTTTTTACTCCTCCCCACGTCGGAAGATATTTTAAATTAAAATTTTTATATGAATCTATTATTTCATTACAGAAATCATCATTAATTAAATTATTTATATGAACTATTGCTTCTAAGTGATTCATTTTATAAACATTTGTACAGAAAGTCTGGGAATAAGCGGACTTAAAACAGGATTTACTTTGTGTTTAAATGGAGATTTTATTATTACTAAACAGTTACCTGTTGGCGGAATCCAACCATGACCTTTTTCACTAGTAAACATAAACTCACCTCCCCAGTTTTGATTCCATCTATTATTTAAATAATAAGTAGCTCCATATACCCAACCGCTATCATCATGCCAATTAATACCTGCTCCTTTTTCCATATAGTGAATAGCAGTATCAATTCTATTTAATTTTAGTTGATAAAATTTATTGTGTTTAGTTAATGTTTTTAATTTTTCAAATGGAGGATATTCAGAAACACCACACCTTTTAGGAGGAACAATATTATCTATTAAAGATTTTGTCCATGTACCTTTAGATGATTTTAAAGGTAATTGTTTTCGTTCTTTTATTACAGCGTTGTGTATTCCTTCATAAATATCTCTCTCTAAAAAATTTCCGATGTAATAAAGTTCATTAGGTATTTCGTATATTAAATTCATTAGAGATAATTTTTAAAATTTTTAGTTGAATATAATTTACCTATTTCTGGAAACCAAATATTTTGAAACAAAGTTTCAACAGGTAATAAACATTTTATTGCGTCGTGAACACTGTTTACTAAAGGTTCTCCAGCAAAATTAAAAGAAGTATTTAATACCATTGGAACACCAGTAAGATTATAGAATTCATTTATTAATTGATAAAAGTAATAATTTTGTTCTTTTTTTAAAGTTTGAATTCTACAAGTATTATCAATGTGGGTTAATCCAGGAACACCTTCTTTTTTAACTTTAAAAACGTATGACATAAAAGGAGTTTCTTTTTTTGATTTCATGTCAAACCATTCATCAGCATGTTCATGTAATACTGTTCCGGCCGTGGGTCTAAAAGATTCTCTATGTTTCATCATATTTAATTTTTCTTTTCCAAAATTATCTCTTGGGTCAAATAAAAAAGATCTATTTCCAAGTGCTCTTTTCCCTGTTTCATTTTTACCTTGGTAAATTGCAACAATATTTCTTTCAGCTATTAATTTAGCTATGTCTTTTGCAGACACCTTAATACCCTGGTCTAAAGGCAGCATATTGTAATCAGGGAGATCTCCTAAAAATAAACTTTTTATTTGACTGCATTTATATTTTTTTTGATTGGCATGCCACAAAGCAGCTCCCATAGATAATCCACTATCATCGGCAAAAGGGTCTACATACAAATTAGGAACAATATCTAAAAGTTTACTATTTAAAACAGTGTTTTGAAAAACTCCTCCAGAAACACATAGATTTCTTTTTTTATCTTTAACTATGTTTTTAATATATTTAAACACGGTTGTTTCTAAAAACTGTTGAACCGTTTTACACATAATTCCAGCAACATCTTTTCTTGCTCTAGTAGCTATAAATAATAATCTATCTTGTGATATTTGAAAATGACCGAATTTTTCAAAAGCCATTGCACTGGTATCTACTGGAAAATTATAATAAGCAGACAAACCCATAACAGATCCTTCTGTTTTATATTTTAAACAGTCTTTAGTTATTTCAAATAAATTTCCAAAACTTATGGTGTTTATATGAAAATCTTTTCCATCAATATATTCTTTACCAATTGTAGATTTATATACTTTAAATATTTTTTTAAATTTATTTTTGCTAAAGTAATATAAAGAAATTGCTTCTATACTATTATTTTTATCAAAAGATCCACCACCGTCTGCAACAAATACATATGATTTTTTTAATCCAGAATTATAAAAAGCACAGCATGCATGAAGAAAATGATGATTCCCTTGTTCGTAAATAATTTCTGAAGCTTGAATATTTAAAACATCCATTACTTCTTTAAGGTCAAGCCTTAAAGAGTCTTCAAAAAGTTTATTTACATAAATACCTTGAACAAGAATTATTTTATCAAATTTCTCATTTCTGTATTTATTAAATAGTATTTGCCAATTTTTAGTGTGTTTTTCTCTATTTAATCTTTCACCTTCTTGAAAATAAATAATATCATTATTATTCATTTCACATATAGATGCATTATGGGAGTTATGCACGGCTAATATTCTACTCATTTTGTATCTTTCATTCTCTATGTTTTTAATATATAACGCACTATATGCTACAAAAATTAAATTTCAAGCCTGGTTTTAATAAACAAGACACAGAATCTGGTGCTGAAGGGCAATGGACAGATGGTGATTTTGTTAGATTTAGATATGGACTACCTGAAAAAATAGGTGGTTGGAACCAATTGACTGCTGGGTCTTTAACTTTACCAGGAGCCGCTAGAAAACAACACGCTTTCACTTCTTTTGCTGGTGAGAAATACACAGCTATTGGAACATCACAAGGTTTATTTTTATATTATGGTAATGATTTTTTCGATATTACACCTTTAGATACAGCTATTACAGGATGCACTATAACAACTGTCAATGGTTCAAATACTGTAACTATAAATAAAGGATCTCACGGTTTAGCTAAAGGAAGGTATATAACATTATCTGGTGTAACAGTAACAGGTGCATCAGATTTTACAGCTGCAGAATTAGAAAAAGTTTATGAAATACAAACAACTCCAGATGTAGACAAGCTCACTATACTAGCTTCTAGAAATGAAGGAGGCTCAGGTATGACTGCAGCTGGCGCTGCAACTGTTAATCCTTATGTTGAAGTGGGTCCTACTTTTCAAACTGCAGGTTATGGTTGGGGAACTTACTTGTGGAACGATAGTACCTGGGGAACTGAAAGAACAGTAAGTAACGTGATTCTGGATCCAGGCAACTGGAGTCTTGATAACTTTTGTGAAGTCTTAGTTGCAACTGTATTTAATGGTAAAACTTTTACATGGAATGCTGGAGCATCCAATGCCAGAACAATAAGAGCATCACAATCAACAAGTAATTTTCAAACAACGAACAATCCAACGGCTACTAGAATTTCTATTGTATCAGATAGAGATAGACATTTATTTCATCT